ACAGGATGTGTATATCGTAGAGGTTCCGCTGCGTTCGAAAAATGGAAAGTACCGTCAGAAACAGATCCGCTGTATGTATTTAAATCAACAGACAGGTACACTGCTTTTAATGCTTTCCGATGTTGAGGACATTGTGAAAGAAGAAAAAGAAAAACAGGAGCAGCTGGAGAAAGCACTGAAGATGGCAGAGGCAGCCAATGAGGCAAAAACGAAATTTTTAGCCGGAATGAGCCATGAGATACGGACACCTATGAATGCGATCATCGGTTTAAATTCCATGATACGCTCATCGCTTGATGACAGGGAGCAGGTGCTTGATTATACGGAAAAACTGGATTCAGCATCCCAATATCTTTTAGCACTGCTAAATGATATTCTTGATATGTCGCGAATCGAGAGTGGCAGCATGAAACTTGCTATCCGGGCATTTGAGGGAGATAAGTTCTGGGATAATGTCAATATGTTAGCGAAGGCACAGGCAGTCATGGCAGGTATCGGCTATTCTTTTGAAAGAAGAAAGAAAATCTCGGAAGTGTATATTGGGGATTCCACAAGGTTAGAACAGATCATGGTAAATCTGATCAACAATGCGGTGAAATTCACCCCCAAAGGTGGAAATGTCAACGTCTCTGTTGCAGAGCAGGAAACGGATGGAAGAGTACAGCTGACCGCAGTCGTTTCCGATAATGGAATTGGTATCGCAAAAGATTTTCTGCCAAAAGTATTTGAAATTTTTACACAGGAGCATGAAGAAAATACCCGTGTTTATGGAGGGAGCGGTCTGGGACTGTCCATTGCGCGCAATTATGCAAGGATGATGGATGGTGACATTACGGTAGAGAGTGCGGAAGGAAAAGGCACCGTGTTTACCGTGACCGCAAAACTTGATTTTGACCGCCGGAAAAAGGCGCGGAAGGAAAGAACAGAGAATATCAGTTTTGAGGGAAAGCGGATTCTGCTTGTTGAGGATCATCCGCTTAATGTCATCGTTGCAAAGGGACTTTTGGAAAAGAAACAGTTTGAGGTTGTCACAGCGGAAAATGGCAAGAAAGCGGTGGAACTTGTGACAGATGCCCCGGAATATTATTTTGATGCGATATTGATGGATATTCGCATGCCGGTTTTAGACGGAATTGAGGCAGCAAGACAGATCCGTGCTTTAGACAGAGCAGATGTCAAAGAACTTCCAATCATTGCAATGACAGCAAACGCAGGAGATGAGGACAGAAGACAGACGAAAGAAGCAGGGATGAATGAACACCTTGCAAAACCGATCGATCCGAAACTTTTATATACGACGCTGCAAAAATTTATTTTACCGTAAAAAAGTTATAAATGATTCCCCGATTACACATACTACGGAAAAAGATTGTGTGAAAGGGGAATTTTTTTATGTCATTAAAAATTAAGATCACAGATGTGCATGCAAGACAGATATTGGATTCAAGAGGAAATCCGACGGTGGAGGTCGAGGTGACTGCCGAGACAGAGACAACCGGCAAAAAGATCACGGCGAGAGAGTCTGTCCCTTCCGGTGCAAGTACGGGAAGATTTGAGGCAATCGAACTGCGTGATGGTGATAAAGATTATTTCGGCCTTGGTGTGCAGAAGGCCGTGGATCATGTAAACACAAAAATCCGGGAAATGCTGCTTGGGATGAATGTGTTAGAGCAGGCAAAATTAGACCGCGCAATGGTGGAACTTGACGGAACCGATAATAAGGGAAACCTTGGGGCAAATGCGATCCTCGGGGTATCGCTTGCCTGTGCAAAGACGGCTGCAAAGGCACTGGATATGCCATTATACCGCTATCTTGGCGGAACCAATGCCAAAACGCTCCCGGTTCCGATGATGAACGTGATCAACGGCGGTGTCCACGCAAAAAATACGCTTGATTTTCAGGAATTTATGATCATGCCGGTCGGAGCACGCGGTTTCTCACAGGCTCTTAAAATGGGTGCAGAAGTATATCATTTTCTGCGCCAGATCTTAAACGAAAACGGTATGAGTACAGCAGTCGGGGATGAGGGCGGTTTTGCACCGGATTTTAAGAATACGGGAGAAGCGTTTTCTTATCTCTCAAAAGCGGTGGAAAAGGCAGGTTACCGTGTCGGGGAGGATATCGTTTATGCGATGGATGCGGCGGCGAGTGAACTGTATGACGAGGCGCGCGGCGTCTATGTATTTCCGGGAGAGTCAAAGGGAAATGGGGAAGAACAGGAGATCGCAAGAAGTTCTGAAGAGATGATCGCCATGTATGAGGAACTCGTGCAGCAGTTCCCGATCGTTTCTATCGAGGACGGATTGTTCGAAGATGACTGGGAAGGATGGCAGAAACTGACAAAGAGACTTGGTGATAAAGTACAGCTTGTCGGAGATGATCTGTTTGTGACCAATCCCAAACGTATCCAGTGCGGAATTAAACTTGGTGCTGCAAATGCAGTCCTTGTCAAAGTAAACCAGATCGGAACCGTGACGGAGTCGTTAAATGCGATTGAGATGGCGAAGTCAGCCGGATATCATACGGTCATTTCCCATCGCTCCGGGGAGACGGAGGATGCATTTATCGCAGACCTTGCAGTGGCGGTCAATGCCGGACAGATCAAGACGGGAGCACCGTGCCGCGCAGAGCGCACCAGCAAGTATAACCAGCTTTTACGCATTGAGGAGGAACTGGCAGAGGATGCGGTGTTTGTGCCGGAAGAAATCACTGAAAAGCAGAAAGCTGAAAAAATGGGTTGAAAAAAGGAAACGTCTATGTTACAATGATTAAAGTTGTGAGTTTGTAACCTAGGAGGGAACGATCGTGGCAGTTGTAAAAACAATTTTGACTGTAGTTTTTATTATAATCAGTGTGGCATTGACAGTTATCATCTTAATGCAGGAAAGTAAATCCGCAGGACTTGGAGCAATCGCAGGTGCAGCAGACACATATTGGGGCAAGAACAAAGGACGTTCCATGGAAGGTATGTTAGTAAAACTGACCAGAATTTTTGTTATCTTGTTTATCGTGATTGCAGCGGTATTAAATATGAGTATTTTTTAAGATGAATGGATGGCTGTCGCAGATGCGGCAGTCATTTTTTTCATAAGAAAAAAGGACGGGGTTTATGGAGAAAACAATTTTAGAAGAACGGAAAAAGACAATTTACCAGTTTATCTGCGATGAGTTTTATGTACCGATGAAAGCAAAGGAGATGGCAGTCGTTTTATCAGTACCGAAATCCCAGCGCAGTGAACTGCAGGAAGTACTTGACGCGCTTGTGATGGATGGCAGGATCGAGGTGACTTCCAAGGGAAAATATATCAAATCAGAAGGAAAATACTTAATCGGTACATTTACGGCGCATGCAAGAGGTTTTGGATTTGTCTGCATCGAGGGGGAAGAGGAAGATATCTTCATCCCGGAATCACAGGTGCATGGTGCGTTTCATATGGATACGGTTCAGGTGGCGGTTACTTCTGAGAATAGTGGAAAACGCAGGGAAGGTACGATTACAAAAATTATATCCCGCGGTACCACACGAATCGTATGTACTTATGAAAAAAGTAAGACGTTTGGATTTGCCGTGCCGGACAATCCTAAATTCGGTTCAGATATTTTTATTCCGCAGGAGCGTTCGAAAGGAGCTGTCAGCGGACATAAGGTCGTGGTCGAGATCACGGACTACGGCAAAGAGGGAAGAAAACCGGAAGGGAAAGTGGTTGAGATCATTGGTCATATCAATGATCCGGGGACAGACATTATGTCTATCGTAAAGGCTTACGACCTGCCGGTAGAATTTTCAGAAAAGATCATGCATCAGGTGGAAAATGTCTCGAACGAAGTCAGCACCGCAGATATGGCAGGACGCATGGATTTCAGGGACTGGCAGACGGTCACGATCGACGGGGAGGATGCGAAGGATCTTGACGATGCGATCACACTGACAAAAGAGGGAGATAACTATAAGCTTGGCGTGCACATTGCGGATGTTTCAAACTATGTGCAGGAGCACAGCGCACTGGATGTGGAGGCATTATCCCGCGGTACATCTGTTTATTTAGTCGACCGCGTGATCCCGATGCTGCCGCATAAATTGTCAAATGGGATCTGTTCTTTAAATGCAGGCGAAAACCGCCTCACCTTAAGCTGTGTGATGACGATCGATGCGAAGGGAAATGTGATCGATCACACGATCGCAGAGTCCGTGATCAAAGTCGACCGCCGCATGAGTTATACCAGTGTGAAAAAAATCCTTGAAGATCATGATGAAAATGAAATCAGAGAGTATGAAGAACTGGTTCCGATGTTTGAACTGATGCAGGAACTGGCTGCGATTCTGCGCAAAAAACGTATGAAGCGCGGCTCGATCGATTTTGATTTTCCGGAGACGAAGATCGTGCTCGATGACAAGGGAAAACCGGTCGAGATTAAGCCTTACGAGCGGAATGTTGCAACGAAGATCATCGAAGATTTCATGCTGATCGCCAATGAAACGGTAGCGCAGGATTATTTCTGGCAGGAACTGCCGTTTGTATACCGTACGCATGACAACCCGGATACTGAAAAAATCAAGAAGTTATCGACATTTATCAATAATTTTGGTTATTCTATCCATATCGGACAGGACGAAGTGCATCCGAAAGAACTGCAGAAGCTGCTGCAAAAGATCGATGGAACGCCGGAGGAGGCACTGATCAGCCGGCTGACACTGCGTTCCATGAAGCAGGCAAAGTATACGACCATGAGCACCGGTCATTTTGGACTGGCAACACCTTATTACTGTCATTTTACATCACCGATCCGCAGATACCCGGATCTGCAGATCCATCGTATTATCAAGGACAATCTGCGCGGACGGATGAATGCAAAGAAAATAGAGCATTATGACAAGATCCTGCCGGAAGTTGCGAAACATTCGAGCGAGATGGAGCGCCGTGCGGATGAGGCTGAGCGTGAGACCGACAAGCTGAAAAAGGTGGAATATATGTCAGAGCGTATCGGTGAGGTGTTTGAGGGTGTGATCTCCGGCGTGACCGAATGGGGATTTTATGTGGAACTTCCGAATACGGTGGAGGGGCTCGTACATGTGACAACACTTGTAGATGATTATTTCCATTATAATGAAAGTACTTATGAGCTGGTTGGCGAGGTGACGAACATCCGCTATAAACTAGGACAGCGCGTACATGTCATGGTGACAGGAACTGACAAGATACTGCGTACAATCGACTTTCGTGTGGTGCGGGAGAATGAGGAAGAATAAAAAATCATCTTGCGTTCCCCGGCATTTCGGGGTATACTATACAGGCTGGATATTGGATAAGAAAGGAAGGGCATGATGGCAAAGACAGAAAAAAAACTGATTGCGAACAACAAAAAAGCCTACCATGACTTTTTCTTAGAGGAGCGTTATGAAGCTGGCATTGAGCTGCATGGCACGGAAGTAAAATCCATGCGCATGGGAAAATGCAGTATCAAGGAAGCGTTTATCCGTATCGAGAACGGAGAAGTCATTATTTATGGCATGCACGTCAGTCCTTATGAAAAGGGAAATATCTTCAACCGCGATCCACTGCGTCCGAAGAAGCTTCTGATGCACAAGTCAGAGATCCGCAAGCTGATCGGAAAAATCGCAGAAAAGGGTTATACTTTAGTTCCAGTTGAGGTATACTTTAAAGGAAGTCTTGTAAAAGTTGATATTGCGCTTGCAAAAGGTAAGAAGCAGTATGATAAGCGTCAGGATATTGCAAAGAAGGATATGCGGCGTGAGGCGGAGCGGGATTTCAAAGTAAAGAATCTGTACTAAAGAAATTTATGGAAAAAGAATGGATGATGTGGTCTTTTTGATTCACAGGAAATGATATCTTGTGTATGAAAGGGCTGCATCTGAAATATATATTTATGGGCTTGTAATGGTTTCGACAGGGATCATGAAGCTGGAGAAGCGAGTCGCACGGGATGCGTCAAATTCCAAAATTAAAATTAAACGCTGAAGATAATTTAGCATACGCTGCCTAATGGCAGCAGTCTGACCTAGAGCACTCACACTTTAGGACCCAGGCTTCGACTATGTGAGAAACGACGCAGGCAAAGCTTTGAGCCTGCGGGCGTACGATGAAGCTACTGAAACCGGAACTGTGCCTACGCAGGTCTGGCAGAGGGAACGTTAAAACATAGGATACGCTCGTAGAAGGACAGGGGATTGGTTTTTGGACACGGGTTCGACTCCCGTCAGGTCCACTTCAAAGAAAATGCCTGAAATCTTGGAAAATTGTTGATTTTTCTAAGGTTTCAGGCTATTTTTGTGCAATGAATTATAAGTTGAAATTATGCCAAATTTATGTCATAAATGTAATTTTTTGTCATGGATTTTGTCATGACAAATTCTTAAATAATCCGTTCATTGCATTCTTTTGTTTCTCTTTATCTCTGTCAATGGTGGAATGGCGATACACGGCTTTCATCACATGGGGTGTTGACCATCCACCCATTTTCATAACATCTTCTTCGCTCATCGTCTGACTCATCATTGTGGCAAAATAATGACGGAGAGCATGCAGTTTAAAATTTTGAATACCGAGCTCATTTTGATATTTCTGTAAATTTTCGTAGATCTGATTGGCAGAGCCTTTATAGATATATCCCTGCGCCCGGATTATGTCGGCAACAAACTCCGGTATTATAATTTTCCTAGAGCTGTTAGTTGTCTTAGTTGATTTAATGTGCCATTGTTTATCGCTGCCAACGACCATTGCTTTATTAATTGTCAGAATGTTGTCATCTGATAGATCAGAAAGCTCTAATGCAAGAATTTCACTTCTACGGAGTCCGCAGCATGCAAGTAGGAGCGGTATGTAGTATTTTGTTTCAGTGGCTTTTTCTAAAATCAGTTTGACTTCGCCGCTTGTTGGAATGTATGGTTCTTTTTTTTCTTTCTGTGGCAATGTGATATGAAATACTGCATCTGGCCGGAATGTTTCCATAACAGAGAGAATAAAGCCATTTGCGTTTGCAGTTGTTTTTGGAGAACGTGATACTGAATAATCATTTATTTCTTTTTGAATATCAGTTTGTTTTATATCCGACAGTCTAAGACTTTTAAATTCATCAGATAAGTTACGGAATATGCTCATATAGCCATTTTTAGTGGAAGGACTAAGAACATTACCTTTGATTCTGAAAAATTCATCACAAGCTGATTGGAAGGTTGTTGGAATAGTGGAAGCAGGAGGAACGCTGTCTAATTTCTCTGATATTGCCTGTAAGGCTTCTTTCTGTGTTGGCTTTTCATCAAACACAACTGTGTACATTTGCCCTTTGTACATTTTTCTGATCCGGTAGGAGCCGCTTGGGAGTTTTTCAATCTTCATATGTATCATCCTTTCTTCTAAACCCATCGAAATCGAGGGGATTTTGGGTATAAAAATAACAGCCAGCAGAGAACTGGTGTTCCGCTTGCGTTTGGCTGCTCCGAATGATACAATGTGCTTGTTGAGGGCGATTGTTCATTCGGAACAGTTGCATTGCCGCTCCGCTTAATGGTGGGGCGGTTTTTATTTTAAAAACATTTTGAACATTTAGTATATCCTTTATTTATTGCTTCTTGTTCCGTTAATTTTGTAGCTGTATTTGGATTCATCCTCCCACAGTTTGATATGCTATGATATCTAGTTCCTGTTGGCGAAATATATACATACGAGGTAACGGGATCTTCATTGCCGCTATCGGTATCTGAATTGTTATTATTTGAATTATTATCGTTTGAATCACTATCAGTATCTGAAGGTTTCGAGTCTGTCTGTTTGGCTTTTACAGTAATATTGCATTTATATTTTTTATTTAATACCGTTGCTGTTATCGTTGCTTTTCCTACTTTTTTTGCTGTTGCGATTCCTTTTGAATTTACGGATACAATATCTTTTCGTGACGAACTCCATTTTATTTTCTGATTGGTTCCTTTTAATTTTAAAGTGAATTTCTGCCCTTTTGTTAAGGTTACAGATTTTTTATTGATAGTCGGAGTCTGCACTGTAATTTTACAGGTATATTTATTAGTACCCACCTTAGCTGTAATAACGGCAGAACCTTTTTTTCTGGCGGTTACTTTTCCATTGGAATTTATAGCAGCGATACTGGGTTTGGAAGACGACCAGATTACTTTGCCTTTAAATCCAGACAATTTTAAAGTTAAGGTCTGACCTTTTATCAAAAATGCCTTTGTTTTATTGAGTTTCATTTTTGTTGAGGCCTCAACTGTAATTGATGGTGTTATGGTTGGCAGAGTTTCAGCCGTTGACATGGTAAGTGTCAAAACCATAAGTAATGAAATTGCGATTTTTTTCATTTGTTTCATAACCTATTCCCCCTTCGTGGATATAATAAAAAATGTTTAGCATCATTTTATCATAAAAATATAGAAAGTTCTACAAATTGAGTTATTGTGCTGTATATGATTTCAGTCTTAATTCTATCAAAGCCTGCTCATATCCCAGCAAACGAGAAAGTTGTTGAGTGGTTAAGTTTCTATTTTCTCTAATAATATCATCTGGAATCAAAAGCTCTGCTGCAAAGGTGTTTGCTTCAGTTTCTATTTTAGAATTAAGAAAAAGCGTTTTATTTCGGATAAAATAGCAATTTTCCTTGCGGTGCATGATTGAATGCGCTAGTTCATGAGCCATCACAAGCCGCATTTCGCTTTCTGATAAATCTTCATTTAGAAAAACGCATTTATGATTTTTTAGGAACATATAACATCCAGCACGGCTGCCAAGTGCACCTATTTGAACTTTTACATTGAGATAATCTGCAAGTTCAAATGGATTCCTGGTATTAAATTTTAAAACGTAGTGATTTACTAACTGTTTTATATCTTTTCTCAATTTATGTAACACCTACTTTTTATTCTTATTAGGGTTGTATTTTTCTTTATTAATAGGCTTCAGCTTGCGCATCATTAATTCAATCTGTCCAAGGAGCAGTTCTGCATCATCTTCTGGTATTGGCTCACCATCATAGGAAAGAGGACCATCGGAGCCATTCATGATCTTTTGACGAATATTTTCCATGTCTTTTGCAATATCTCGTTCGTCTTTAAGGGAAAGAATAGCCTCTTTATCCATAGATTCTTGTTCGCCAGTTAGAATAAATTTTACTGAAACTCCAAAGTAATCAGCCATTTTTTGTAATGTTTTTGCGTTTGGATTCGATTTACCAAGCTTTGACAGATAACCTTTTGCGAGGCACATTTCTGACTCGGCTGTATTCATAGAGACGCCTTTGAGTTTACACAATTCTTTTATTCGTTCTTTCATAATATACGCTCCATTTTCTATTCTGAAAAAAATGCAAAAATAAATATTGACATTCTGAAAATAATGCGTATAATGAAAACATAAGGTTCTGAAAAAAATGCAAAATACGCAATTATAAAATGTCGGAAAATGTTTTATTTTTTTGTTTGACACCTAAATTATAGAATATTTTCAGAATAGAGTCAATATAAAATTGTGATATTTTCAGAACCTAACGGAAGGAGGGATTTATACGGCAGAGCATATTTTTGACAAGATTTCTAAAAGAGCATCAGAAAAAGGACTATCCATTAATTCACTGGAAAAGCAGGCAGGAATTTCTATTGGCAGTGTTTACAAATGGAACACAGTAAGTCCGACAATTAGAAATCTGTCAAAGGTGGCAGAAGTTCTTGAATGCACTATAGATGAACTTCTGAAGTAGAGGACACCACAACACCAGTTTAATAGAAGGGAGATGAGAAGAGTGATTGAAGCAAAAGAAATAACCTCTGTTGGCACAGATTTCATTTATGTACGGATTGGCGTAACGAAGAAAGAATGGGAGAAAATCAAGGTTTCGGAAGAGTGGAAGAAAATTCTTACCGGAAACGTCGGAGAAGAAAAAACTCTTTCTGAGAATTTTGCAAAAAATATGGCTGATTCACTGATGGAAAGTCATGCACAATTTTTTAAAGCGGATTCGCAGGGCGTGGAAATAAGTGAGAAAAAACAGAGGACGATACTAAAGGAAAAAATAAATCAAACCATAAATTGTATCGCTGATAACATTATCAATGGTCAGTGCGCAATGGAAGTAGAACCACAGGTAATATCGGCTCTTGCCGATTTGGTAAGGGTAAGAGCCGATATGATTTAATTTTCACTAAGATTAAAAAGTTGATTTGAAATTTCATCATAAAAGGTGGCGATGTTTTGCGCAGTCCATTTCATATCGCTTTTATTTGTGGGAATCAAGTCCATTTCTAAGGCTTTTAGAGTAATTTCTTTAGAAAGTGTGAAAATTGAATCGGGATTAAAAATTTCCATGGTCGAACTCTCCTTTCATAATACTCGGACGCGGCAACGTCCTGTAAGGAGATTGTACCACAGATGGAGAAATAAAGAAATGTAACAAGAAAGGCGGTGGTCATATGCCTAGAGTAACCATCAAGAAAAAAGAATACAAAGTCAGCGATTTCAGCAAATGGATTGTTGGGAAGATGTATGAGAAGGAGTTAACTCAGGCAGATTTAGCGAAAATGATCGGGATTACCCAGCCGGCATTTAGTAATCGGTTGAAAAAAAGTTTGTTCAGCTATTCGGATATGCTGATTTTGTTCAAGGAGTTGGAAGTTTCCGATTCGGAGATTCTTACTTTGATGAAATTATGAGGGGAGGTGGTAGTGTGTGAGACGTTTATCTAAAATCATCATGGCAACCGGCGGGATTATATCAATGCTTGCCATGTGCTGTCTCGACAGCGACGGCATTTACATGTACTATGCAGGAGCAGTCTGTATCCTTGGTGGATTTATCGCCGGAGCTGGATATGGGTTGAGAGCTCTGTCGGAGCGCAGAAGAGAGATGCAGATCGAGATGTTTTATTTTCATCAGGCGGACAAGCTGGATGGGGATATGGTGTTGATCGATTGCAGTGACAGTACGAAGGAGGCAAGGTAGTGACAAATGCACAATGTTTAAGCGAGGAAGAAAATCCCAAAGTAGAGGATATGGCTGTTGGCATGATTATTGCGAAAGTGGGACTTGATTTCAATATCGAAGTTAATGCTGAAAGTTATGTGCCAATTTATCATCAGATGAAAGGATGGTTACTTAGTGAAAAAGAAAAATAGCACCCTGAACTTTGGCGAGGACAGGTGCTATTTACCAAGAGGATTTAGAAAAATCCTTTTGATGTATTTTAACATGAAAGTGAGGAAAAAGCAAATGAATGAAAAGGACAAGCAATTAGAAGAGTTTAAATTGATCGCACAGGCAGTTATCCCAGCAATTAATTGTATTAAAAATACGTTGGAAAATCACAAAATCGACAGCCTGCTTTCTTTAACAATGTCGGCAGATGGTTATCTGACAATGAACATTCATGAGATTGAAGGAATCAATTTATCAAGAGTGAGTAACGATGATGTCCTTAGAATCGAAAAGCATGAGCGTTATGAGGTGTACTGATGGAATATATACCGGATAATGCAGATCTGTTTGACGAACAGGAAGCGGAGCAGGCAAGAATACATCGTTTATATGAACGTCTGGCCAGAGAGGAAGAAATGGCAGAGATGCGTTTGGATGAAGAAATGTACGAGAAATGGGAAAATGAAAGGTGGTAAATATGAATTTATTTGAGATTGAAAATGAAATCATGAACTGTTGGGATCAGGAGACAGGGGAGATCCTTGATTCTGATAGATTGGACCAGCTGGAAATGGAGCGTGACACGAAGATTGAGAATATCGCTCTTTATATTAAAAATTTGACAGCGGATGCTGAGGCATTAAAGGCAGAAAAGCAGTCATTTGCAGAGAGACAGAAAGCAGCGGAAAACAAGGCTGAATTGCTTAAGAAATACCTCGCAACTTATCTTGCCGGACAGAAATTTTCAACACCAAGGGTAGCAATTTCATTCAGAAAGACATCCAGTGTCAATGTTACGGATATGACGGCGATTCCTAAAGAGTATTTAAAGTTTGCAGATCCTACAGTAGATAAAAATGCTATTAAGGCTGCGATAAAGGCAGGAACCAGTGTGGCAGGTGCAGAGATTGTAGAAGGAAAGAGCATGTCAATTAAATGAGCTGAAATGGTAATGGGACTGCCATTTTGGACAGTCAGATAGGAGAGAAAGATGGAAATAGTAATTAAAACAAAGAAAAAGACACAGCTTATTGCGAGAGATAAGGCAAAAGGTGGAGGAGTCATCCGGATTGATGAGGAAGCCTGCGATATTTTAGAGGGGATAGCTAAAAAACTGGAAGCAAGTGTCAGTATAAAAGAGTTAGCATCTTCCTTTATTAAAGCGGCTGCGGATAATGCGGTTATTAAAGAAGAGGAGGAAGAGTAATGGCAATCCCGGTACTTATTATTGGAAAATCCGGTATGGGAAAGAGTGCAAGCCTTAGGAATTGCGCAGGAAATCCGGATTGGAACCTTATAAGGGTTTTAAATAAACCACTTCCATTTAAAGGGAAGATCGATGGATGGAACACGGATGATTATCAGACGGTAATGAAGTGTTTGATCCAGTCCAAGGCAAAGAACATTGTGATTGATGATGCCGGATATCTGATCACAAATATGTTCATGAGCAAACATAGTGCTGCAGGTGGCGGTAATGGAGTTTTCACTTTATACAATCAGATCGGTGATCACTTCTGGAATCTGATCCAGTTCATTATTGAGAAGGTCCCGGCAGATAAGATTGTTTATGTGATCATGCATGAGGAAGCAAATGAACTCGGAGAGATTAAACCAAAAACCATTGGAAAGCTGTTAGACGAAAAGGTGTGCATCGAGGGTATGTTTACAATCGTGCTGCGGTGCATTGTAGAGTCAAATAAGCATTTATTTGTCACTCAGGCGGCAGATGGAGCAGTCAGCAAGTCGCCGATCGGCATGTTTGAGGATGCGGTCATTGATAATGACATGCTGTTAGTTGAAAAAGCAATCAGAGATTATTACGAAATCGGAGGTAAGTAAAATAATGCAGAAACCAAATAATTACGATGAGACACCGGCAGGCGGAGAGTTTGCTCCGGTAGATCTGGGCGGGCATAAACTGATCATTAAGCAGGTCAGTGAAACAAAATCGAAAAGTGG